AAGATGGTAGAAAAATTGTAGATGCAGAACCAGATGAAAATGGTATGATACCTTGGTTTAAAATTGAAGCAGATGTATACAATGTCACAGATCATGATACAATGGATCAAACTGGTAAATTTCCTCACATATATGTTTATAGGGTAGTTCCTTATCTAGCACATATAAGTAGGGTAAGTTCTACATCTCAAGCAAGTCCTGGTATTATTGCTTTAAAAAGACAAGCAGCGAAAACTTATGATTATATCTATACAGGTCAAAATGATGATATTTTGGACTTTAACATCGAATTTGATGCGGCTTTTTTCCAGGCAATTACACCATTTGGTGGAAAAGACACAACAGGTAATAAGAAACAAAAAGAAGACAGTCCTGGTCCTTCTCCAGGACACCCAGAATACAAACCTAAACCAGGAGATACTACAGGCGGTGTAAATGCAAATGCAACCACAGTAGAAACACCAAGGCCTGGATCTGGACAATCGGGCGGCGGTCTAGTATCTAATAGTAAAACTGCCATTGCAAGAAATTTTAATGATGCACTTGTAAACTCTCCAGTTGATTTAGTTAGTGTTGAGCTTACAATTTGGGGAGATCCGTATTATATAACCGATAGTGGTATGGGCAATTATACAGCATCTCCGACAAATTTCATAAACATAACAGCAGACGGAACAATGGATTATCAAAGTTCTGAAGTAGATATTGAATTAAATTTTAGAACACCCTTAGATTATCAAGTAAACGGAAGCTATATGACATTTCCAGGTAGCGGGTCAAAACCAGTAGGTGCATTCAGTGGATTATATCAAGTTATAAGTTGTATGAATAGTTTTAGTGGAGGAACATTTACGCAACAGCTTAGTTTAATAAGAAGAAGAAACCAGCCCGGACTAGATACGAACGCATTACCGGTAAGTACAGGTAATCAGATAGTAGAAGAAGCAGTGGAAGACACAACTACAACAACCACAGGCGGAACAAGTGCAGGCGGAAGCGATACAGGAAATGTTGGAAATACAGAAGATAACCTTTTAATGAATCAAAATCAAGAAGAGCGCGAATTTGATATAGAATTAAATGAAGGCGTAACATAAAATGTCAACCAATCAACTTAAAAGAACCAGACGCCCATCCTGGATGGAAGGTAGTGGTCCTTACTTAGGAAGAATAATAAACCACCTTGATGCAGAATATATGGGAGGAATAGAAGTAGAAATTTTAAAAATTACAGAAAACGGAAATCCAGCGAGTGCAGAAGGTTCTGGATATCAGTTGCCTTGTTATTATGTGTCTCCGTTTTACAATGTAACTCCTAGGGCAGGAGTAAAGAAAAATGATGATTATCAATCGTCTCAGCAAAGTTCAGGTTTTTGGGCTGTACCGCCTAATGTAGGTACAAAGGTTATTGTTTTATGTTTAGAAGAAAACTTTGGGTTTGGATATTGGTTGGGTTGTGTCCAAGATCAATATATGAATTTTATGGTTCCGGGCAATGCAAGTACAACATATAATAATAGTGATCCGTCTAAAGCAAAACCTGTTGGAGAATTTAACAAAGAATTAGAAACTGCCGAAGGAAGAGATCCAACAAAATACATAAAACCTGTTAATAGTTTAGCTGATACAATTCTCACTCAGCAGGGCCTAAGTGGTGACACTACTAGAGGCACAACTACGTCAAGCGCAAGAAGAGAAGTACCAAGCAGTGTGTTTGGATGGAGTACACCAGGACCTTATGATAACAGACCCGGTGGCCCTACTGCTAGATACGGTCCAGAATTTGCACAGAGTAACGTTCCATTTAGCCGTTTAGGTGGATCTAGTTTTGTAATGGATGACGGCGACATGACTCTATTAAGGAAAACGGCTGCAAGCGCAGGACCGCCAGAATTTGCAAATGCAGAAGCAGGCGATTTTTCAGGTGATCCTACTATTCCTCATAATGAACAGATTAGACTTAGAACAAGAACAGGCCATCAAATTTTATTAAGCAATACAGAAGATCTTATCTATATTGGCAATGCAAAAGGTTCTACTTGGATTGAAATGACCAGCAATGGAAAGATTGACATTTATGCTCAAGATAGTGTAAGCATTCATACATCTAATGATTTGAATATTACAGCAGATAGAGATATTGTAATGAGTGCAGGCAGAAATATTTGTTTAAAAGCAGGCAATGATGGAAGGATAACAGCGGTAGAAGGTGTTCACATAATGGCAAAAACTCACACAGAAACTGCTCCATCTGGTATTAACATGAACGGTCCGCCAGCTACACCTGCATATAGTCCGACAAGAACACCACAACATGAACCTTGGTTTGGACATGAAAATTTTGGACCAACTGAATATACTGCTGAAAAAACAGATGCCGATCCGGCTGCTGGAAACACAGTAGATGAAACTGGAAATAATTTTGTTGCTACAGGACAACCACTAACACCAGATACATTCAGGAAAAGTAGGTAAGATAAATACGATATGAGCAGTCTAGAAAAAAATCTATATAAGCAGGTTACAGTAAGATCAAATAAAGGTAATAGAGATAATTCTATTGGATCTCGTGCTTATCGTGGCATAAGCACTGTCAATCCTGAAAATAGTTCAACTGTTTTGTACGATCTTGCACTTATCAAACAAGACCTACTTAATCATTTTCATATTAGACAAGGTGAAAAACTAAGTGATCCTGAATTTGGCACAATCATTTGGGACGCACTTTTCGAACCTTTGACTGATAATATGCGAGATGCTATAAAGAACAATGTTACAAAAATTGTTAATTACGACCCTAGAGTATCTGTTGATCAAATTACGATAGATCAATACGAAAGTGGCATTCAAATTGAAATTAGCCTTACATATTTGCCATATAATATTTCAGAAAGCATGACTTTGAAGTTTGATGAAAATGCCGGCTTTTTAAATACATAATTAACTACGCACTTATCTTATTCGTATAAATATAGTATAGAGGAAAAACATGCATGTCATCAACAGATAGACAAAATAGATTATTAGTAGCTGAAGATTGGAAGCGCATCTATCAAACATATAGAAATGCAGATTTCAAAAGTTATGATTTTGACAATCTTCGCAGAACTATGATTGCGTATCTAAGGGAAAACTATCCTGAGGATTTTAATGATTATATCGAATCAAGTGAATACCTTGCACTGATAGATTTAATTGCTTTTTTAGGACAAAATTTAGCGTTTAGAATTGATCTAAACTCTCGTGAGAACTACTTAGAGCTTGCAGAACGCCGTGAAAGCGTTTTGCGTCTTGCACGACTATTATCTTATAATCCTAAAAGGAATCAATCTGCCAACGGGTTGTTAAAAATTGAAAGTGTAAGTACAACAGAAGATATAACAGATTCAAACAATTTTAATCTTGCTAACCAAACTGTGCTTTGGAATGATCCAAGCAATGCAAGTTGGAACGAACAGTTTGTAAAAATTTTAAACGCAGCACTTCCCACTAATGGAACATTTGGCCGACCTGTAAAAAAAGATACAGTGTCTGGTATTGCTACCGAACAGTATAGATTTAACAGCACAAATGCAGACGTACCGGCATATAGTTTCAATCAAACAGTAGATGGATCATCAACAAGATTTGAAGTTGTGTCTACTGATATAGATTCTAGAAGTAACATAGTTGAAGAAGCACCATTTCCAGGAAATAATTTTGCTTTTTTATATAGAGATGATGGCAAAGGCGCTGGAAGCTCAAATACAGGATTTTTTTGTCATTTTCGTCAAGGCACTTTGGATCAAGGAACTTTCACAATTGACAATCCTAGTACTAATCAAACAGTAGCAATTGATGCAGTAAACATCAATAATACAGATGTTTGGTTGTATAAATTAGATAGTTTTGGTAATGAAGAAGAACAGTGGATTAAAGTAGATTCTGTAGAAGGTAATAATATAATTTATAACAGCCTTAATAAAAATATTAGAAATATCTATAGTGTGCTTACACGTATTGAAGATAGAATAAGTTTAATATTTTCAGATGGCACATTTGGAAACTTGCCGCAAGGATCTTTTAGAATATACTATAGAACAAGTAAAAACAAACGTATTGTTGTTGAACCAAACGACGTTAGAGGTATAAGCGTAAACATAAAATATTTGTCTAAGAACAATAAAGTAGAAACAATTTCTCTTACATTTAGTTTGCAGTACACAATTGATAATGCAACAGTGTCTGAAACTAATGCAAGTATTAGAACTAATGCTCCGGCAACTTATTATACGCAGAATAGACTCATTACAGCAGAGGATTATCAAATTGGACCTTTAGGTATAAGTCAAGAAATTATAAAAGCAAAATCAGTCAATAGAACAGCAAGTGGAATAAGTAGATATTTTGATTTACTTGATTCAACAGGAAAATATTCTAAAACAAATCTGTTTGGAACAGACGGAGTTGTATACAAGGAAATATTTAACAGTAAAGAAAGATTTACATTTTCTACTCAAACAGATATAGAAGGTATAATTCTAAATACAATAGAACCAATTCTTGCTAACAAAAAAGTAAAAAATTATTATCTATCTCAATTTCCTATAATAGACATAAAAGATCTAAATGTCACATGGAACCAATCAACGTCTGATACAAATATTAGTACAGGATATTTTGCTAACGTAAACAATATCAGGCAGACATTAGGTTCTTTTACTACAAGCACATTGCAATTAATTAGACCTGGCTCATCTTTAAAGTTTATTGCACCTGCAGGAAAACATTTTATGCCAGACGGAACATTAATGGACGGTGCCGCTGATCATCTTAATTCTAGAAGTTACAAGTGGGTAAAAGTTATAAGTGTAAACGATAATGGTACAACAGTTGATGAAAACGGAGTAGGACCTGTTACATTTAATGATGTAATTCTCT